ATGAAGTCGAGTCTTGCCGTCAACATATAACCATTTCTGAAGCACGTGTTGGCACTTCGCCACTGCCGGCAGACACACGGTCGTATCCCAATTGGTTCGGGTATAACGCTACAACTGAGAAGGGACACTGTGGTGCACCTTTGATGCTTACTGATTCAAGATTTTATTCTTGTAGAGTTGTAGCTGGGTTGCACGTTGCGGGTGCTCCTAGGTATGACATGGGTTACGCCACATTTTTGTCACAGGAGATGTGTGAGAAGGCTTTGGACTATTTTTCTCATGTTGATTGCCCTGAGGCTACTCACGAGCAGAGTGAGTGGCCTTTGGATATAGAGGTCCAGAGTGTCGACCAAGTGCCCTTCATGGAAGATGGCACTTTAGGTTCTGCTTCTCCACTTTACTTGGTGAGTGATGGGCCCAGTGCCCCTTTGAGATCCAAGTTGGTGAAGACTGGCTTTGGTGAGGAAAAGTTCTTTGACTTTGAAATTTCTACAATGAACGAGGGGAGAGAACCACCAGAGTTGGTGCCAATGAAGTTGGGACCTTACACTGCCGAGGATGGCACCCGAGCGTTTCCGATGTTAGAGGCTGTCAAACCTTTTGTCGGTGACGTGTTCATACCACCTTTGAAGTCTTTTGAGAAGGGGTTGAGCGTTGGTTTAAAACCATTGTCTCATGCGACTCGTAATTACGAGGCAAGGAGGTTGTCTTTTGAGGAGGCAGTTGTAGGTGTGACAGTCATGGGCTTGAAATCTATAACTCGTGCCACTTCAGTAGGCTTTCCTCTTTGTATGAAAGCGTCAGACAAGAGGTACTTTTTTGGCGACGCAGACGACTTTGATTTAAGTAGTCCAGTTGCCATTGAATTGGCCGATCAGGTTGAGCGCCTTGAAGGGCTGCTTAAGTCAGGGGTCAGGCCGCAATTCGTGTGTAGGGACTTTTTGAAAGATGAGACACGGAAGAAGGGAAAGGTGGCACGGTTGATAGCCGGGACCGATATAAGGTATTACATACTTTGTAGGATGTACTTTGGTGCTTTTGTGGGCGCTATTTGTAGGTCCCACGCCGAGACCGGCTTATGCTTGGGGATGAACCCTTATTCTGAATGGGGAACGTTGAGGTCCTTACTTCTTGCACCAGATCCTTCCGGAGATAACGTGTGGGATGGAGATTTTGGTGGTTTTGACAGCTCTCAGATGCCTCGCCTGTTGTGGGATTGTTTGGATTATATAAATAATTGGTATTCCATGAGAGGCGATTCAGCTGGAAACAAGATTCGAGAGATTTTGTTCTTGGATCTAGTTTCCAGTCGACATTTGATGAGTTTGATTGGAAAAGCTACCACGGTTGTGGAGTGGTCAAAGTCACTACCTTCTGGTCATTTTTTAACTTCCACTATTAATTCCATGTTGTCCATGGGCTTGGTAGCGGCTAGTTATGTTGGCCTGACGGGTAGATTAGATTTTTGGTCCACTTCTGCCGCAGTGGTGTTAGGAGATGATAATGTCGTCTCCACTTCTCCAGAGTTTGTGCATGCCTTTAATCAGGTAACGGTGTCCAAGTACTTGCACGATACTTTTGATATGGTTTACACTGCGGGTCGAAAGGGGGAGG